AAGACCGGCGTATGTAGGGTGCAGGGTTTTTCATGAATTCAAGGCTCTTTGCACTACAGCACTGAGGTTTCTATTGATGTCCACTTGCGCCTGCGGCAATTGTTTAAAAAAATAAGGATGTGGGTTAACCCCTTGCCTTAATATGGATATAGCAATCGGGTAAGCTGCTTTTTCGTCAATCCCTTTTCGCTTTACCCAATCTTTTATTGAATCAAAGAACGACTTTGCGCTTCCTGTACCTTGCCCCTGAAACACAGAAGCATAATCCTGCACATCAGAAGGAACCTGAACTTTTGACCTTGTTCCAAACTCCACATAAGCGCTATAATTGGCCCCGCTTACGATCTTCCAGTTCATTAAAGATTCCTGGTAAAACGTAATTGAGTTTTTAAGCACGCCCTGATCTACGGGAGCATCTTGAACAGCACGATTAACAAACTCATTAGCAATGACTGCCATCTCTGCATCTAATTCCTGTGATACGGCGTCAGGTATAGCCCCCATTCTTTGTATAAGTTGGTCTAAGCCCTGAATCTGTATGGATATTCCGCTAGGCACTTACTTTGGCTCTTATTCTAATGAATTTGTATTTTTCGTCGATCCTTTCTATTTCGTGAATCGTGTACTTGTTACCCTCGTATTCTATGATCCAGTCCTTTTTAATCGTTCTATTGGATGCCCAACGAATAAAAAAGTCTTTGCTGTCTGTGATCGTTACACCCTTGCTTTCTGTGCCCCTGTACTGATTTACTTCTTTTACATAGGCTTTGGTTGTAATGGTTTCCTCACTGTAGCTAACCTCTGTGCCGCCCTCATCATTAACCAGCTTCACCGGCTGACGAAGGATAACGGGCCTGTTTAAGTCACCTGCATTTACAGCCATATAGAAACGTAAGGGTTTGCTTTTGCTTTAGCAGCGTCTGAAATTCCTTGAGAAGCGCCGGAATCCGTTCCTCTCAATACCTGATTTTCCCCGCGTTTGGAAAATCTTTCCGCTACTTCACATTTAATAGCCTCTTTTAATCCTTCTGGCACACTATCCATAGAAGCAGAATAAGAAATCTCAAACTCTCCTATCTGACCAATCTTTAACTGCGCCCCTTTTAACTTGCACCCGCTCACGGTATTGCCATCCGCGTCTTTTACTGTTACCTGGTCAACACTAAGCGCATAAGGCAGAATAACCCTATCACGCTCGCAGGTGGTCTCAACTTCCAGGGTCACATCGTCATCAACAATCGAAAGGTTTGTATAAGATTCTATTGCTTGTCTCGCTCCGGTAATCATACCGCTTAATAAATCATCAAAGTCTGCAAAATCTATTTGCAGCCATGCCTTCACCTCATCCAAACTCACAGGTTCAGAACCACCGGAAGATTCTTTGATAATATTTAAGTAGCGAATCACTTAGTAGCGTCTTTCTTTTCTTTTTTAGGCTTCACTTCTACTTTTCCGCTGACCGGGTTGCTTTCCTTTTTTTCTGTTATATAGGAAACTACCCCTACTCTATAGAGGTAGTTTGCCATTGAATGATCTAAGGTGTGGGTATCATCTTTTTTAAAATGCAGATGATCCTTTTCAAACTTTACTTGCATATGAGGTATAAAAAAAAGAGTGGTCTTACGGGACCACTCCCACGTTATTAAGCTGCGAGAGAAGAACCTTTCAAGAAGTAATCTGAGCCGAATACAGGAACAGCAATGGTTTCTTCAACCCTCAGTGTTACCTGGTTGGTTCTTACGTTTGTACCATCCTGCTCGAAGAACTCAAGGCGCATATTCTCTTGGATCAACAGCTCAGCACCGTTCACCCAATCGCCCACTACATAATCACCAGCGGTTAAAGCTGTTGTAGTAGCTACGGGAATACCCAGGATATACAATACTCCATTTACAAACACAACGCCTTGAGGCAGGTCGTATTCACCGCTACCGGCTGCTTTATTCTTGAAGAAAGAATAGTAGTCAGCAGGACGCATAGTGATACCGCTTGCTTTTCTCTTGTAAGTATCCTCAAACAAAGACAAATCATTGATGATCTTTTCAACTGTGGCAGTGGTGCCAGCGGCAGAACCAGCAGTAAAGTTGCCGGCAGTTAAGATACCTTTGATGTTCGGAGAAGTACCATCACCGTACAGGATCTGAGCATCTTCTACATCCATTAATTTTTCAGGAACCCTTTTCTGAAGGAAAGAGATCAAACCAGGCAGGTTGTTGATGGATTTACGAGAAATGGGCATCCAACCAGCGATAGTTTCGAACTTTACAGAGGCTTCTTTCAGATCCAGATCAAACTGAGGTTTCAAACCTGTGCCCTGAGTAGTAGCGGCAGCAGCCTGTTTTTCAGATGTTGGGGCGATAGAACCATCGCCGGCACCGTTCTCTCTCATAAAGTAGTAATCCGTACCAGGGCCAGCAGGCGACACGCTCAACAGCGAACGCACGTGCGTGATGGTAGAAGGATTCATGATAATGCCAGGACGATACTGCGCACCCCAAACGTTGCCGCCAGTCACATTTGCAGTGGAAAAGTCGGCAGCGGCTTTTACATCTACGCCCTTCAGTTCGATGGCGCAGCGCTTAATCTCGCCACGAGAGAATTTATTAATATCATCGGTAGCTTCTTCAACGGCTTTTTTCAATACAGAACCAAAAGACTCGCCTTTAGATTGAGCGCCAAAATTAGAGGTAGACATTTTCTTTTCCATTTCATCGAGCTTAACAGAGGCTTGCTGTGCCAGGTTTTTAGCCTCGGTAACAACTGCGTCCAACTCTTTCACCTTATCGGCTGCTTTGGTAGCTTCATCCTTAGCGGCTTTTACTTCAGCATTGATTGATTCTGTAGACGCCTTAATTTTCTGGTCTACGTTTTCGTTGATGCCTTTTACCTGATTTTCGATGTTTGCATTTACATCTTTTTTGATTCCTTTTACGCTCTCAGCCACAGTCTCAGTAATACCTTCGATTTGTTCAGACAGAGCCGCAAGAGCTTTTGATTCGATTGCCATAGGGCTAACTCAATTTTAATTTTAATAATGTGTTTTGAAGTTTCGCTTTTATAAACAGCGCTTCTTCCTCTTCTGATTCTAGTTGCGGCTCCGGTGCTTCTTTCCTTGAAGCGGCTGGGGTGCTAGTAGGAGTTAGAGAAAGTATGCTTGTTTGTAATTGCTTAAAGTAGATTTCCAGCATGTCGTAGATTTCCTCATTTTCATAGCGCCCGTTGCGGATTGCTTTCATGAGGTGGTTCATACGATCTACCTGCTGTTCCTTGGTCATGGACTTTATGCCGGTAACCAGGGCATTTTCATTGGCCCCCCACGTTACAGAAGATCCTTCCCAAAGTTTTAATTGCTGTAATTCGTTATATCCGCTTTTCTTTTCTTCGCGGATCACTTCGTAACCGATGGAGTGTTCGTCGATCACCTGGTCAGCATAAAGCTGGATGGTATCTTTACCCCACGATGTTTTAGAGATGACGGAATCGAAATACAATCCTTTTTTATCTTCCTTGATTTGAAGGCCGGATTTTGTGGAGCTAAGGGGTTGCCAGGGGTTATGCTGTAGCAGGTGTTTGATCCTGCCTATATCCTCGGACAGCGTCTTTTTAAAGGCACCGGGCACGATCATGTCACCGTCAGAATCTACATTGCCGAAAATGGCAAAATAGCCCTGTATGCGGCCTTCCTGTGTGTCGATGTCTTTAATTAATACCTGTCCGTTGTTTACAATACCCTTACACTGGTAAGGGCGCTCGTACTTTGACATATTGGATTAAGTATCATTCCGTTTCACCCGCTTCACCAATAATGAAGCGAATGTGTGCCTTGAGTGCGGCGGCGATTTGATGCGCGGGAGTAACGGTATTATTTGTACTCCGCATAGGAATGATTGTAGCGGTAGTGCTACTGCGTAGGATTAGTTTGCCTTGCTGATCGCGTTTGGGAATATACAAAACGCGGCATCTGCAATTGACGGTATTTGAGGCGTGAGCAGAAGGATCACCCGGAAATTGCATTTCGTCGTATCCTAACAGTTCATCTCCTTTATAAATAGGAACCTTAAAAGCTCCGTATTCGCTTGTCTGGTGTCCATCCACATCACGGTGTGAATGCCTTGTTCTTTCGTCCTCTGCTGCGCTCCATTTTTTATCTACCTCGTAAGGCAGCGATTTGGCGCCTACTGAATGACCGACATTAGCGGCCCTGATTGTTTCAGTACGGGCAATAGTGCGCGCTCTGGCTTCTGCAAGGTCTTCCCTTTTCAATTCCTCTACGGTCTGATCTATGCTCCAACCATTCGAAACAGCTTTTTTTAGTACCTCAACTATATCCCTGCGCATGGTGTCAGATATTTTAGACACGAGTTGCAACAGGTTTATTTTAAGATAAGCCAGTACTTCATTGATCCATTCAAGGTTTTGGCCGAAGAAAGCACCTTTTTGAGCGGCTAGCTTTTTAATCTCTTTAGCGGTCAATTGCGCGCCAAGTAATCCGGCATCCTGGTATAGATCATGAAGTATAGTAGAAAGGTCGGTAGATAGAGGCGTGAGGTGTGATAGGGCATATTCCCTTCCGTGTGTGGTGAGATCCTTAATAAAAGAGCTACGATAGTCTATAATGACTTTCCTGAGTAAAGGTCGATACTTTTTCTCAATCTTTAATGTATGAGATGCCCATATTTTCCAGTTATCAGCCAGATCGTAGCTCTTTTATTTGGAAAATAAAATTACATCATATAATAAACTGGAATGTTAAAGGTAGCGTCCTATTTTCCGTAAATAAAAAAACCCGCTCCGGTTAAGATGTGGCTCAGATAAGATAGATTGTCCTGGTTTATGCTAATATGCTATCTTGTCAACAATGCTACAGAATGCAAAAGCATACTTTTTATGGTTGTATTGCCTTTCTCGTCTAGTTCACTTTCTTTTATAGTAAAACTGATTCCATATTGATCTTCTGATAATGTAGCAATGCCTACTACTTCGGCTGGGTCAAAGTTGATTGTGGCCGGCAAAGATTGGGGAATATTCTTTATGGCTCCTTTGGCTATAATATCTCCGTTAGCATCCAGTTTGCCGTATTCGATTAAGTATTGCTTTTGTTCCATATTGCTTATAGGTTTATTTGTAGTTCTTGGCCGGTAAGTGAATGGATGAGGTTTTGTAGTTCGTGAAGATATTTTACGGGGGTTTCAATTCCTGCCCCAAATTCGCCAATATAGATAACCCATTCTTCACCTCTTGGCGAAAATGTAGGGCAACTAAAAAGATTCTTTTTATTATACACATAGCCGTCATAGAAAAAACCTGCCTTCTCTAATATCTCTGGTGTTAGTTCTACTCCATAGGCTTCTGATCCTGTTTTAGCCATAGACCATAGAGTATCAGAGGTTACTTTTTCAGGATAAAGACCGTTGAATATGTAGTTACCTATTCTTAGATGAGATACTGGTATTGACATGAGTTTTTATTTATGGTTATCAGGGTTCGGTTCTATGATCGGCTGCGATTGCATCGCACTCGTTGGGGTTCTGTTCGCTATTGAGCAATCCAACAATATCTTTTATATCATCAGGGATATAAGCTAGCTTAAATGCAATTTCATGGGCTTTTTCTTCAGCCGATACAAACTTTATATCTTTAGAGTATTTAAACATAACTATTTGCCGTCCGCATTTTCTTCTTTCCAAATGTCTATAGAAGGCCATCCGCTTTCAACTCCGTCAATGACTACCTTATTGAATTCCAAACATAAATTCTCAAGATTGTCTTTTATTATTTCATTTCTTAAATCTTGATCTGGATAATTAAAGCTATCGTCAATAAGGTCTTTCACATCATCAAGCTTTCTTTTAAAGTAGTCGTTTAAATGCTCTTGCTTAGTCATAACGTATTAGTATTTAGGCATTATTTTAAATCTATGAAGATACCTTCTTATCCTTGCTTTCTTTCTTAATCCAACATAAGCTATAGTTATCCACTTTCCTTCATAGGGATCAATAAAGTAGGTATGTTGAGCAGGATTTACATGCCATAGATATTCTACCATGTACCAGATAAACCAGGCTGTAAAGGCTCCTACTGCTATAAAGATAAGTTCCAGTGCATAACGGGCTAATAGCTCTTTTCTGAATAGACTGATACCCTTTTTTCTTGGTCTGTCAAATGGAATGCAGTAAGATTCCGCATGATCGTTGGTAAGTGCTAATGGCATGGTTTTAAGGTTTAAGTTTCTTCAGTAATGATTCCAGAGCTTTCGTTATAGAGCCGAACTTATCTATTAGTCTTTTAGCATCAGAGGGGCGGAGGGATGCTGAATATTGTTTTTTCTTTTCTACGCCTAGTTCTTCGGCTTTCTTGCGGCCAGCGCCTTTACGACTACCGCCGCTGCCTTTCATTCCTTTTTTTCCTGTCATAATTATAGATTCCTTATACGGAATAATACCGGCTTTTTGGTTCAATCATAAATACATCCCATAAATCTTTATCTATCATACCTTCTATGATCAGCTTTTGCATCAGCTTTAATATCCTCTACAGAAAGTTTTTGAAACCCATCTTTTGAAACCCTTCCGAATAAACATACCTGAACATATTTATTTCCGCTATTATGAACGTAGTAGCCATCGTAATTCATTAGTTCCTCGTCAGTCATCCGCAAAATACCCTCATCAGGGCTACCATCTTCTGTATCTAAGATATCAATCAGGTTAAGATTTTTCAAAGAAAATTCATAAACAATACCATCTTCCTCCTGATCTGCATAGCTTATTGCCACATCTTCATGAGCTGTAAAAAAGCTACCTGCAGAATGAACATCAATCCCTGATTTCGCCCCTCTGTATAAGTATATGTTCATAACTGTTTGTTTTGATACAGTAAAGCTATTACTTTATTTTGATTATGCAAACAAGAAAAACAAAATAATTAAAAATATTTTTGACCGATAGTTGCAGCTATTTAGAAGATACTTGTCTGCTCCCCTGCCGGTGGTATAGTTATTCCTAGTTTCTCAGCAGCCCATTGAACTATACTATCTACATAGTTGCTAAATTCTGCCTTACTGAGTTTTCGAGTACTGCCTGGTTCTTCGCCTAATATTTCTCCACCATCCCCTTTTACATACTCAGGATTGAAGTGTAGTTTTAAAAATAGGTGGGTTCTGTTGTTATCTATGCGGTTGCCCCTTGCTACCAGTTCTCGCCTGATCATAGGCACGACGGTTGCCCAATAGTAGTTATTTTGCTTTGTAGATCTCTTATCGAGTGTTTCAACAATTAGTTTAACCGGACAGCCTTCTTTCAGGTCGCCAACATCTGCATAGAAAACAGATTTGCTTTCGTCTGGTATCTTTACCTTTCGGTTTTTTATAAAGCCGTATGTTTCTATTTTGGTCAAAGGCCTATTACTGTTTTATCACTTGGATTCCATATAACGCCTTTAGTGTCTGGATTACCGACATACGCTTCTTCCCTTTTATACGGGAACCCTATTGATTCGTCCGGATTAGGAGCCTTCCCGATTTCATCTAATCCGAGCATATCATTATATAATTCCTCTATAGCTTCTTTGGTGAAGTTTATATTGATGCCTGATTGGGTAGCTATGGAGTAGTTGTTCCCTACTTTATGGGTGTTTATATCTTCTTTTGTTACACAGAATATTATTGTCATAAATCGTCATCATCATTATAAGTGATAGAATTACCATTACCTACCTGTACGGAGCTTTCTGAACTGTTATCGATGTACATATTTCCTGATCCGGTATTAATAGAGGATGTACCACCACCCTTGTTTTTGATAATGATACTGCCTGTGTTTAGGTCAATGGTTATGTGATCTCCATTCTTTGTATAAAACGAGCTTATCGGCTTACTGTTGGATGATAATGAATCTACAATATGCACAAGGCTGTCTTCTTTGTGCTTATAAGAATTGTAGTTATTCCTTAAATAGCTGACAAATCCGGGGAAATTGGCAGGATAATCTGACATGGCATGTTGATATCCATAATAATACCCGCCGCTGGTAAAGAGTATTACCGCTAAAAGAGCAAGAAATATTTGTTTTCTCATGTATTTATTGGGTTTAATTAAGGTGTTTTATCGTGATTTATGCAACCTAGTTTCATTATTTTGCCTGTTTTTTCTTTCTCCGTACCTCTAAGCCTCTTTTTATTGGTTCTACCTTATCCAATTTACCGCCTACTCGCTCACCAAACACGCCCCCAACAAAATAATCAGTCCTATATATCATGCTTCTATTATCTTCAGACTCTGAAACGAATTGTACGCCTTCCGGTATAGTGTCTTTAAAGTCTGTTCCTGGTAATAGGTTGTTTGTTGATAAATATTGCTTGGCCATACGTCCGACTGCGTCAGACCAATCTCCAAAAATCACAATCCTCTGCAATGTGTCCGTTATCTCGTTTTCCCATTTTCTTACCGAATCTTCAGGATAGGCTTTCTGCACTGCTGTGCCGTAGCTAACCCAATTCTGTACGGTAATAATGCTTGTGCTTTTCGCAAAACCTAAATTGCCTACTCATATCCTAGTCTTTAGAATCCTTCATAACTAAATAAGTAAGCACCAGGGAGGCTATAAAACAACAGGC